TGTCTTCGTCAGTAATTTTATGCCTTAGAAAACATCTCTCCATACCGTTGTAGCAGTTCTCTTGGAAGAACTGATACGTGTCATCAATAACATTATTTACTTGCTCGTCATCGATGTTAACTTGTAGTACAGGCTCACCAAGTTGCCTCTTACAATATGTAATAAGATCAGCTCTTGAATTTGGAGACGCCATTACACACAAAAAATCCCTTCATACCTATTTAGGAAGAAGGGATTTGGTATTTATTTAAAGTTCTATCATATTTGATTCTGGATATCTTTTAATAAAGATGTCGTAGCATTCTTCAGTTACTATATCAAATGCTATTGTGATTCTAGTTTGTTTTTTCGGAACAGGATCTGTATAATGTTTAACAAAACTGGGGAACATAGTCATTTTGTTAACAATATTTTCAGATTCCCATAATTCATCTGTAAGGGGATGGATGTAATATGTTGATGTTCCGTCTACATCCAAACAAAAATTACCAGAAAGATACGAATAAGGATCTCCAGAATGTCTATGGGCAAACATCTTTTCTTTTTCCCTCATTACATTTGCCCAACATTGTACGTAATACTTATCTGATTCTAATTTTTCACCAAAAGCGTTTAAGTATAATTGATGGCAGTTCTTAATCGCTTCTTTTAAATTTTTGGCATTTTCAAAGTTGAGAAGATTGTAATCATTTGATCTTGAGGTTAAACTATTTTTTCCCATACGAGTTCCCCAATCACTAAAAAATTTATTATCATTGATAATTTTAGATTCTTTAAAGAGTATCTCTTTTTTGAGTAAATCAAACTCATTGCTATCATCCATCACTTCTACTTCTGCTACAACATAGTTTAAACTAGGAGCAAAAAAAGTTTTGCCCTCTTGAGAAAAATTATGAAACATAAAAAATGAGGGTTTAAACCCTCATTCTATCAAACTGTTTTAAAAATGTCAACTATCAGATGGTGTTTCTTCTGTAGATGCTTCTTCCTCAGGTTTGTCTTCTAGAAGACCTAGAGTTTCTAGACCGCCTTCTAGTTTAATCTTATACTCTTTTGCTTTAATAAGGTTTGCTTCGAGTTCAACAATTTGCTTTTCGGTTGTAGCAATTTGCTCTTCAAAGTTTGTTTTGAGTTGTGCTGGATCCATGGTTATCACAGGTAATTGTGTATAATATTATTTATATACCCATACACTCTTCACAATCTTCTCCATTCAGAGTTCTTAGATCCTGACATGCATCATTTGGTGATGGTATAGCATTTCTAATCATTTTCAATTCATCTTGCTCTTTCAATTTTAATTGAGGATCGATAATTTGATCCTCAATTTGTTTTTCGATAAAGATCAAAAAATCATAATTTTCATGCCTATCTCTGCGAATTTTTTCGCATTGATCGTTGGTTAAACTGGCGTAATATACCAGATCTTCTACTGTAAGTTCCATAATTTTTAATTAGAAATAATCCATTTTGATTGATGGTCGCTGGCTGACGCTGGCAGATGGTGAGTCAGAACAACTAGATCCACTAGCGTCTGTTCTCCTGTACCTAGAACCTGTTTCGTTTACTACTCTTGCCTGTCCATCGTTCCGATACCTGTTTTGATTTTGGGCAGTACAATATTCAATACAAATATTATCTGCTCCATTCCATTCAAATGGAGTAGAGAAAGTAAATGTTTGTTCACCCGTGGATTGCCATTGTGATACGTCAGTGCCATTGGCAATAGAATACACTGTTGTTTTTGATTCTCCAGATATTGGAGATGCATCCGAACCCTTAGAAGCTGTTGTGTGGAATAATCTTATGTTAAGACCACGAGCAGAATAACTATTGCTAATTGCATTAGTAACATAGTGCTTCAAATTTCTAAAAATAGCACCATCTTCTACTGAACTTAAATCAGATGTATCATAAACAGTTTGGAAGATGTTTCTTCTAAACCAGATATTAATAGGATGTCCCTGTGAGTAGGTTCCATTGGAACTACTTGAACTCCATCCATACTCATACGTACCAGTTGGTTGAGAGAAAGATGATTTTACTTGATAACTTCCATCTCCTTTAGAGATGTATAGTTTGTCATCACTATCATTAAAGTATATCTCTCCTGCTTCAGTTGAACTAGCAGGTGGAAGAGTAGCATTAGTAACAACAGGAAGAACCAACCTATTGGGTTCCATTCTCGTATTTCCAAATGTTAGAGCAGTAGTTCCGCCCGTATTTTGGAATGAATTAACTTTTAAGACTGACATTGTTTATTTCCACTCAGAACCAGTATAGAAACTTAATTTTCCTGTATTGTTATTATAAATGATTTCGCCTTTTACTGGACTAGAAGGAGTTCCATTAAAGACTGGAACTTTGCATCTATTCATATTCACTCTTCCAGAACCGTCGATAGTAAAAGCTTCAGTTCCATTTAGGTTTTGTACGGTTGATAGTTTTAATGTAGACATTTGATATTATACAAAAGTAAACTGCTTTTTAATATTTATAATATAGCCCAGAAACTATTTGATCCAATAGTAACGGTTTTTCCACTGCTAACAGTAATAGGTCCAACACTAGAAACAAGTGTATTATTACCAATACTTAAATTCTCATCAATCGTTGTTCTTTGAGTTTTAACTGTACCATAACTATCTACCCATTGATCTTGTCCGTTGACGGATAATGTTCCAGTGAGATATATATCACCTGAAACATCTAATGCTTCTCTTGGATTTGCACTACCTGTGTTAATACCTACCTTAGTAGATCTGTAAATATCAGTTCCATTTGGAGCTTCAGTCCATCTGGAAGTTACAAACGCATTTCCATTTTTGTAGATATCACCAGTGAAGTTGAAGTTACCTCCAACTGTAAGCGCCATGGCGACACTATTAGCAGAGAATGATGTGCTGTTAATAGCAACTCTGTTATCAGGACCATAGATTACCAGAGCAGGAGTAGAGTTCCAAGACGTTCCACCGTTTGCAGTAGACGATTGAATAGCAAATCTATGATTTCCAAAGTTCTGGGAACTTACGCGGAAGTTTCTATAAGAAGAAGAACCACGGAAACGGATGTATGCTCCATTATTATCATCATCTTGGTTAATGTCGATATACTTATCAACTACTAATTGCTCTGTAACTCGTGCATCGCCAGTAACTGTTAGGTTATATGAACCTGGACTTGTATTATTAATACCCACTCGACCATCACCAGTGATGATCATGTTATTTCTCAAGGAACCAGCATTTGTCATTCTGAAGATGAAGCTCGTGTTCGCTTCATCATTATCACCATAATCGGTGTCATTTACGGTCATCGCTTGGATGTAACCCTCGTTAGTAGAGTTATTACCGTCTTGGTTCTTAAACAGAATTGCAGAACCACCAGGAGTAGCAGTAAAATCAGATCTGGTTGTTTCCAGTTTAAGCATAACTGGAACATCACTATTACCAACAGAAGTCTTTTTGACGTGAATTGGAATACCTGCTGTTGGTGCATTTGTTCCAAAACCAACAGCATTATCTGTAGCATCTACATGGAAGACATTGGTGTCAACAGTTAGATCAGAAGTAACAGTAACATTGCTTAAGAAATCTGCTCTACCAGAAACACTCAATGCTTGACTGGAAGCAGGAACGTTAGTTATTCTTAAACGACCTGTCATATCATCACCAGATCTTACGACGTTCTCTGATGCTTGACCTGTTAGATTTGCAGTAATTGTTCCTGCGGAGAAATTACCAGAAGCATCACGAATGACAGCAGTAGATGCAACGTTAGAAGAATTAAATTGTACGTTTCCTGCGTTCCATACTTTATTTCCATTAACCGTAAGTGAATCCGTAGTGGAAACTTTAACTTCCAATGATCCACTTCCATCAGCAGAATTACCACCAGTAGCAATAAGTGCTACATTGTAATTTGTTGGTGTCAACTGAGAAGATCTGAAGAAGATTGATGGATCTGATGCTTGACCATCTGTTCTACCAAGTCTTAGTCTAGCATTTCCAGAAACACTTTCTCCAACAATTACTTCATAAGTTCCGTCTACATCTCCATCTACATTATCATCTACTTGTGATACATTCCAATTTTGGAATCTAAATGAATTACCAACACCACCAGTACCAATAAATGCAGCATCATCGAAAGAATTATAGTCTCCAGATGTTAAACTACCAGTGACAAGAGTATAGTTATTAGCAGCATCATTAACATCTTGATTGGGATCTACTTTCGTAATACTTAGTGATCCTCTAGCAACACCACCAGGAGTATAAAGATTTACGCTTTGTCCAGAAAGGAAAGGAGTTGTTCCAAGTAATTCATCTCTTACTAATACAGTAATTCTAACGTTTCCAGACCAATCTGCAATACGTAATTTATTTAAGAAGTCCTTTTCTCTTTGGAGAATTGGAAGTCTTTCATTAGTTAATCTGCCATAGTCCATATGCTCGGCAGACTGATACCAAGTACCTTGGCGACTATCTAAGCGATCTGCATCTAAACCACTTCCTACGCCATCATTTCCTGAATGCCATATTTCATACCAATTACCAAATTGATTTGCTGGACTGTTGTAAGAACCACGCAACCACATGCCAGCTCCAACTGATTGTGATGCATCTGTAAATGCTAACTGCCTAACACCACCAAAAGTAGGATCAAAATCAGAACCACCATTTCTCAATGTCATTACAATGTGCTTAGTTCCACCATCACTAAGACCATCAGCAGAATTGTTTTTCGTTTCGGCAATAATACCAGCAGCAAATTCATTTGGTGTGTTGTTTGAAACAGGAGCATCCGATGACTTAAGTCTTAATGTACTACCAGACTGGTTAGCAATATTAATATTATAAGTACCAGATAATCTTTCAACTGGTAAAGTACCAGCACTCTGGTTGGTTGAGTTGAGGTAGAAAAGACCTTGTGCGCCATCAAGTGTATCAGCGTCAAGACCAGAATCTGGACCAGTGTTGATAGAGACAGAACCATTGCCTGCTTCACCAATTACAAACTGAGACTTGAGGAATCTAGAAACGCCAAGTGTACCGTATGCATCACCCGAAGTTGTTAGATCAGAAACTCTATCAACATCAATAGTAACATTTGCATACTGTCTAAGAACAGTTGTGACTTTTCCTAGTAATACTAGACCAGATCCACCGCCAATTTCGCTTGGAGAAGAACTAATAACAAAGTCTACATTAATTTGTGAAGTGTTCTGCCCATAATCCTTACCGCCATTAACGATAGTTACTCCGGTAACAACTCCACTAGCTCCGTCTGCGCCAACAGTTACGTTAGCTCGTAATCCGATTCCAAGACCACCAGAAAGTGGGACATTAAAGTATGTTCCATCTGTGAAGTTGGATCCTCCATCTTGAATAACAATTTCCTCAACAAAACCACCTTCGGTTTGGGATGATTCAACTGTTAATGGTGATCTTCCTCTATCGAATTCAAGAACAGTGTCAGCAGGAAGAGTTGCCGTTAAGAACTTATCTAATGTGATAGTGGTTTCTCCTTCTTCGGTCAAAACACCATCAATATTAGTATCTACTTGAATACCTGTAATTTGAGCAACTTCGTGTCCTTTGAGGAAGTTAGAACTAGATTCAAAGACTAATTGGGAAGATCCACTATTTGCTTGGATTTTTAGTTTTGCAAAATATCTAGTCTCTGGACCTTTAACTGTTTGAACTGTTGCTGCATAAGAAGAATCACCCCTTAGGAAAGTAAACGAGTTAGCAGCACTATCAGCTCCAACAGCATTTGATGCAAGACGTGCTGGGGCAATAACACCGGAGGTAATGTCTCCTGCAGCAATTTGATTACTGGATAGAGAGACCCAGTTGTTAATGTTGTCAGCTGATGTGTTTACAACACGAGTAACATCAATTGTTTCAGGAGGAAGATCACTTGATTGTAAATTATCTGTACTAGTAAGTTTTACATTATTAACAATATCACCATACAATCTAGATTCAATTAGACCAACTGCAGTTGCTTGTGTTCCTGATCCTGCAGGTGCTGCAATAGTAATTGTTGGTGGGGTAGTATATCCTTTACCGCCAATATAACCATTGAATAGTTCGATATTCAGGATAACAACTTGACCGTTAGCAATGGTAGTTGTAATATTTGCTGGTACTGCACCTGCTTGTGGATTACCACCAGAAACAGTGACAACAGGAGGAGTGATATACCCAGAACCACCATCAGTAATTTCTACTTGCCAAAGAACACCTTGTCTGTATTCTGTCGCTTGAATCTTACCACCTGCAGCAGTTGATCCAGTAAAGATATCTCCAATAGTAAATTGTAAAGTTGTGTCAACCGCAAATGAAGCAAACAAACTTTCATTATCATTGTTTAAAATGAATGAAGTATTTGTATCTTGTTGGATCGCGATATCACCTGCTAGTGCTCCTTCAATTGAAGTTCTTTCTGCTTGATCGGCAACTGTATAAACTTCAAATGGACGCAGAGGTGGAATTTGATCTTCGTTAATTTTTCCGTCTGTGGTTAACTGAACCAACGCATTGGGAACAGGGAAAGTAGAATACTGAAGACCGATATATGGTCCAAGGTTGTTGGTGATATAATCTTTAACTGCTTTCTGAGTTGGTAGTTTGCTATCAGTAGATGAAGAACCACCAAGAGTATTACTATTATCGAAACCAGTAACAACAACGTCGCCACCTTTCAGTTTTAAGAATTCAACTTCTGAGATAGTAACTGTACCCGTAAAGGTGATATTACCAGTTCTGTTCTCAATTCTTGCGAACGTACCAACTTTAAAATCACCTAGTTCGTCAGTACCAGAAACATATGTTCTACCATAATTCTCAGATACTTGTTCGTTTGCTTCAATCTTAGTACCACCATTCTCAGGTAGAGCATTGTAACTAGTACCAGATCCAGCATACTCCCAAGTGTGAGAAGAAGAGTTAACAATAGATGGTCTATGAAGTCTAATAGTCTTGCCTACTAGATTAGCATTAGAAAGGGGATTTCCTGTGCTATCATCGACAAATTCTGTGGGACCACCAGAACCTGATTCTAGTGTTAATTGAGCAGAGAAAGGAGGACCAACTGTTACTCCTTCTACAACATCAACAAAATATTCAATATCTGTATTTGAATTAGATAGTCCGTCAAACTTAACAACATAGTGCTCTAGTGGTTCTCTTCCTAATCCATTTACAGAAACAATTGTTCTTCCAGTTGGTGTAGAAGAAACGGAAGAAACTATAGCAACGTCAAATGAGTATGCTTCTCTTCTAAAACCAGATGATCTTAGTGAATAGATACCAAAGTTAGAAGCGGAGTTTGTAACTGAAGCATATCCACCAGATTCAGCAAGAACACCATCTGCAGTAAAGATACAGAAGACAGAAACTAACTGTACGTAACCATCTTCGATAATCTTATAACCAATACCACCTTCAGAAACAATCGTGAAGGCAGACGCAACCATCGACTTACCCTGATTGGGGAACTTAGCAGTTCCATCTATATTAAGACCAGGGAAAGGACAGTTGGGTTGCTTGACTTTACTACCATCAATTAGAGCACCACTACCACCCAACTTGGAGATGATAGAAGCGTTCTGTGTATATGGTGATGCTTCGATGATAGGGTAGTCATCATAAATTGCTTTTACAGTAATTACATTTCCATTGAAATCTGTAATTGTGCTATCTGCATATGTGTACAGTGTCGAGACATCATAAAGTGTTCCTTTAGTTTTTGTTGTGGCACCAGGAAGTATTGCTCCACTTAAAATATCATCTAAGATCCCGAATTGTGTTGTAAGTGTTGCTTCAACATTAGCACACTGAGCGGATCCACCTGCGGGATATCTAGCAACTACATTATCTTCAGTAACACGTTTGAATGTCTGGGTAGATTGTGGTAAATGTGATACTGCATTTGCAGTAGCAGAGATGAATGAATGTACTGATTGTGGTTCATGCTTGATAGCATTGGAAGTAGCACTTACAAATGTATGTGCCGAGGTATCAGAAGATGTTCCAACAAAGAGAGTGAAAGTTCCATCCTGACGCTTGAGGCTATTGCCTGCAAAACTTACAAAACTGTGAGTTGAAAGATCTTGTGGAATTGGAAGACCAGTGATTGTAAATGTATTTGTAGTTACATTTGTTATAGCAAACCATCTTCCGCTAGCATACTCATAAGGACGTGGATATGTATGCTGTGTAGCACCTCCATCTAAATCACATGTAAATGTAATAGCATTATCATCAATCTTGATGTAGTCGCCATTAGCAAAAGTATGTCCGTTTAAGGTAATAGTTAATGTACCTGCTGCTGGATCATACTCAGCATTAGATGGAGAATGATCTGTGCTTCCAACAGCAGTGATCGCAATAGACTTTCCTGCATAAGGGTCCTGTCCAGGACGTGGATATGTTTTAGGATCAGCAGGATCAGTTAGACAAGTAAAGGTGAACGAGTTGTCTTCTAGAACAACGCTGCGTCCAACACCAAGACCATGCTGTCCGACAGTGACAGTCATGTCACCAGTCGAAGGATCGTATGTAGCATCAGATGGTTGGAAATACTTGTTAGGACCAGAAGCACCTACGTTAACTGTAATAGTATCTTCACTAGTTCCTGTAATTTTTAAAGATCTTCCAGCAAATGGATCAATACCAGGACGAGGATATGACTTTTGAGAATCATCACCATCCATAGTACAAGTGAAGGTGAATGAATTGTCAGCAAGAACAATACCTTCTCCATTGGAAAGTGTATGTGTTCCAATTTCAATAGTGAAATCACCAGTAGAAGCATTATACGTAGCATCTGTTGGTGTAAATTGTACGTCAGGACCAGAAGCACCTACATTAACTGTAATTGTATTTGTAGTTACTGCAGTAATTGCTAGTAACTGTGTTCCTGCAGGTTGATCCGCTTCAGGTAGATAGTGCTCTGACCTGTTATTATCCATATCACAGGTGAACACAAAAGATTCCACCTGCAATCTAATAAATTCAGCAGTTGAAGCTCCATGAGCACTAGCGAATGTCATCACGAAATCGCCATTAGCGGGATCGTAAGTAGCGTCAGTGGGTGTTAATGTTGCTGTTGGGGTTCCATTGGGATCAACTAAAATACTTAAATCTGTAAACTGTGGAATGGATGTATAGATAGGATTAATTGTATTTCCAGTAGATGTCTTCCAATTCCTCATTGATTGAATTGTAAGATCTCTTACATATTCAAAAGCATATCTAGTTGCACCAAGTTCACTTTGGGGAATACCTGTTAGTTCTGTTCCTGTAAAGTATAGTTCGCCATATGAAACAACCCCAAAATTTCCGCCAAGAACTAGGTCTCTCAGTACAGCAGAAATAACATAATTGATATCCCTACGACACTTACGCTCATCTATATTATTAAGACCTAATGATGGGAATTGAACGATTGCAGATTTGTATGCTTCGTCTGCAATATGGTGTCTATTTCTGGCAATCAACCATGCAGCATCTAGATATGTACCAGAAGCATCATTTGTTAAAACGTCTACAAACAGATATGATAGAGTATCAATTGCTGACCTTACGTTAGCACATACTTCAGTGGGATCTGTGTCATCAATAATTGAAGGATCAAAATATCTAGGAACAGAAGAATATTGTGGTGTATAGATTGGATCTGCTGCTAATCCATTACCAGTTTTCCACTTCCTCATAGCGAAGATTGCTAGTTCTCTAGCATACTCAATAGCACGTACTGTTTGAATAATTTCAAAGTCAATAGTTTCGTCAATGAAACTATTTGTTCCATCAATATATCTTCTAGCTGCAGTTATAATATTGTTATTACTTCCAAATTCTAAGTCAGCAATTAACGCATTTAAGAAGTGCTTAATGTCTCTGCTACACTTATTGTCATTTACGGGAATACTAAAACTTGGATATTCCTTTTGAGTTGTTATACCATCAAGACTGCATTCTACTAAAATTCCATCAAGTTTTACAAGATCGTCTTCAACAACTCCAGCGGGTGAGTTGTCGATTGTAATTGTTGCTTCTCCTGTAATAAGATTATCATAAACAAAATTTGTTATATTATAAGTTGCTACACCAAATTGTGCTGTTCCTCCGCTAACATATGTGTGTGTATCACCCGTATTTCCCAGGAAGATTTTAAAATCAAATCCACCGCCACCACCAATATCATAAACAGAGAAATACTCTTTCTTGAATTCGTCATTAATTCTCTTAACTACTTCATCACCAATAAATTCTCTGTTATTTCTAATTTGATTGCAAGCATCCTGGAATCTTCTTGCAACAGGAGTTGCCTCATCAAATTTAAATGGGGAGTTTAGTAGTGATAAAGTTGCTGACTTTGCGTAAGATCTAACAGTTGCAAATTCACCAGGATCAAAATCACTAACCGTTGCTAGACCTGCTAAACTAGTTGGTAATTTTTTAGGAATTACAAATCTTCTTGATCTACCATCAGGATCTTCTATAACTTTGTAGATTCTCTGCTTACCATTAAGAAAGCTTAAATCAGGTGATGATACTGGAAGGTTTTCAATCCAAATTTCTTCACCATTTTGAAAATCGTGAATATTATCTCCTTCTACTAGTGGGTTAGTAAAGAATACAATACCACCAAGATCTTCTGTAAATCCAGGATCTCCAAATCCTCCACTAAATGTTCCCTGTTGGGTGAAATCAATTTGATAAATTGGAAGTGGTGGACTTAATAGATTAGGTCTGTTTTCAAATACAACTTCTCCTTCTGGTCTAATTGATTTGATATCAAGCGTAACTAAAGAATATACATCTCTAATGTATGTAAATTCTAAAGTGTCTGGTCCGTTAGCTTCTGTACCTTGATCAACTGTTGGGTTTGTTTCTCCTGCAGTACCACCAACAGATACATTATAAACATGATCTTCCGTCCAAACAATATCACCTGTTTGATAAACAACAGTTGGTTGGAATCTTTCTCCAGTTCCAGCATAGACTAATGTTTCACCAGCATTAATAGATCCAGAAGATACTGTAAAATTAAATGTTCCACCGGTATACGCACCATTACCAGTGGTATTAGTGAATGTAACGTTTTTAACTTCTACAATACCACCAGCGTTAACACCTCTTAGTTCAATACCAGCAACTAAATTTTGTAGACCGCCATTGGACTGGAAAGCTGCATTGAAAAGTGGATCACCAAAAATCTGATGACCTACAGGGAAAGCAGTGTCGAAGTCTCCATTTGCATCATAGTCATATGTAAGTCTTTGCTTGTCGTCAAAGACCATAGCAAAGTCCCATGTAAAGGTATCGGCACCTTCTTGGTCTCTGTAAGTAACACCAATAACGTAGTTTTTATCACCAAATTTAAAGATGTGCTTTCTTGGATTTGCAGGGCGAATGATGACAAGACGAAGGTTATCACCAACAACTGATGCATCGGGTGGGATTGAAATTGGGTTATCTTCTGTGTAATCACCACCAGCAACAATAATAGTCTCTTTTATGCCAGGAGTTTCCCATGCCAGTTGACATGCTCTTTTAATTGTTCTGACTGGATTTACTGGAGAGCGACCATCTCTCTCATCATTACCAATTTGCTGTGAAACATAGATACGACCACCAACGTCATTCGTTGCTAGGTTAAGGACGTATTCAGTTGTTGCAATTTTATCAGACTTATCACCTAGGATTGGAGTGATAGATCTTGGGTAGATACCTGCTTCACCAGAGTCATTGTAGTATACTTCATCTGGATCATTTACACGAAAACCAATATGTTTGAATAAAACTCCTGGTTTTGGCTCATCTAACTCATTACCATTGAGTTCAGTACCGTCAATGTGTAGAGGTGGATCAATTGGGTTTATTGATGTTGTTCCTGTGTTTATCGCCTGATAAACGTTAGGACCACGATAAACAAAAGAATCTTTCTGAAGTAATCTGTCTGCCGCCCAAGCGGTTCCAGTATTATTCATGAAGGTCTTGAGATTTGGTGCCCTGTACGCTGCGTCAGGAGTAACCAAATTGTCAATATCTAGGTTTAGAATTCTTGCCGTATCTGAAATGATAGACGTTGAAGTTCTAATAGCACCGTTAATATCAAGTTCAAAATCAACAGTATCTAGAAATGCGCTAGCAGTAGCACCAAAACCATTACCACCAGTAATACTTACAGCAGGAGCTGAGGTATATCCTGAACCAGGATTATCAATCAAGATACCAGATACTCTTCCTTCTGGTGATACTACAGCAGAAGCTAATGCCTGTATTGGATTTTCGCCAGTTGGAGCAGTAACAGTAACCGAAGGAACTAAAGTATATCCAGATCCAGGATTTGTTACCTGATATCTATCAATTTTATTTCCAGTTCTATTAATACCAACACGCGGAGTTTTGGTATTTGGCTCCAAAAGAGCTCTCATTACTTCTTTTTCATCAGTGCCAGTACCAGATCTAATTGATACTTCACTATCACCGATAATAGAAGGAGCGTTAGCTCTGATATTTTCCTTGTCAGAATTAATCTTAAAGCTCATTTCCTGTCCAGCCTGCTGACTATCTTATTCTGTTTCTATTTAGTATCAACTCCAGTCGATACTAACAACTTTAAGATAAGCAATCCACTTAATAATTCTAGATGTTCCAGCTCTAGTAGTTTGATAACTGAATTGATTTGCTCCTCCTCCTAAAAAAGGAGAAACAGTCCAAGTTTGACCATCAGGAATTGTATCACCAACGGTAATTTCCATGGTTGAGAGTTCTGTGAGAACTCCAGTAAAAGAAACCTGCATAACTGTTTCTAGTTTAGTAGAAATATTTGCAGAAGCGTTGTCGTTAATACCTATAATTGAAGTTTCAATAAAGTTAATAGTGTTTGATGGTAGTACAATAGTAGTGTTGACATCATCAACAGAAAGAACTGAATTATTAACACCTCTCATTATATAATGTGAAACTGAACTATCATCGTAAAAAGAATTTTTTACCTCAAGACTATTAACGTTCTTGACATCTTTAAGTTCATTTACTAAAATTGTCTTATCAACAGAAAATCCACCAACTGAATCTAGCGTTTTTAAATTTGTTGCCATTTTTTACCTCTTAGTAATGTGCGATATAACGGTGACTTCTACATCATCTCCAGTAGTTAGATCACTGTTTAAAGTATATGAAATTCTAACTTCACTAGATTCATTAAAACTGAAATTTGTATCTACTAAATTTTCTCCTGTTGAAATGTTACCAAAATCTGTGAAGAAAATATCAACTCCATTATCAATTACAGAATACTCTACGAATTCTTTATCTCCTGTTGTAACATTGTGTGCTGAAAGTTGAACCTTTGCTGACTTATGTACTGCTGGGTCATAGACAATAGCATCTCCACTATCTATAGATCCTCTCTCCAAATCAGTTGTTTTTGTTGTAATTTTGTATTCACCTAATTCTATCTGGGTGAGATCACTACTCAGAATTTTAATACCGTTATAAATTCCTGTTCCAAAACCAACATTGTAAAATACTTCACCTAGATCATTTAATCTAATTAAAGAGTCTGTATTTAATCCAGAAGATAAACCAAAGTCAAAATTATCTTTGGTTGTGAATAAGAATGTACTTGTAGAATCAGTGTTGAGTAATGTAGTTGATAAGTTGTCAAAAGTTATTGTAGTAGCGTTAACATCGAGAGTATTTGATGTTGGAGAATTGATAACATTAACTGTATCAAAGTCTAAAGAAGTTGCTGACAAACGAATAGTTTCACTTCCAGCATTAAAGAATGTTAAAGTATCTTCGTCTGCACCAGGAGCAGATTCTGCTTCAATTTTAGTATCTTGGTCTACATCTTTAACTCCACCCAATCCTCCCCATTGAGTTCCATTATATCCTTCAAATTGAGTATCTGTAGTGTTGTATCTAATTGAACCTTGAATAGCAACACCTTGAGTAGCTGTAGGTCCAACTGGAACGACAAGAGAAGTATCAGATAAGAAGACTACTTTTTGTCCTCCATTTGGTTGAATTACTAAATCATTGACATTTGTTGATATTACATTTTCAGAAAAACGAAGTTCGTCATTAACAACTAAATCTGTAAATCCTAATGGGTCAATTCTTACTTCATTAATTTCATCAAATGTAAGATTTGCTACAGCAGTTGTAAAATAAGTAAGTTCTACATCACCGTTTGTTACAGTTCCTGTGGTATGTGTTGGATCATTTCCAGATGTTGCTGTTAAGTTAGTCTCACCTACACCTGTATTAGCAACAACTGTTACTTCGTAAATATTATTTCTACGTTTTAGATAATCCCCTAAACTGACTGGAGTATTTGCTGTCCACTCAGAATAGTCTGGAGCAGTAATATTTGGTGATCTGACATTTTTTACATTTACAAATTCTAGATATTGTGATGAGAATTTGAAAGTATTAATGTTGTCATTGAAGAACCATAATGTATTATCATTTACACCTACATTTTCTTCTGCTAAAATAAATGTATTTCCATCTAGGTCTCTAACTCCACCTAATGATGACCACGCAGATGATGTTGTTGAATAACCTTCATATTGATTAGTTTCACTATTAAATCTAATTGCACCATCGTAAGATTCAGATTCAATTGGTCTTTGATCTGTTGAACCTGCTGGTATAACAAAAGCACTAGTAGATATTACTTTAGTTTGTTTAATTCCGGCAGGTTCAATTTCAATATCATTTCCAGATGTGGAATAAATTTTATTGTCTTGAATTATTAGTTGATCGTTTGAATTTATTGATCCTGTTGATTTTAGTACACCCGAAGTTGTAAGGTTTCCTGTGGAATTTTCAACTTGAAGTGTAGTACCAATGTTAAAATTACCTGTTAAAATTGATAATCCAGTTCCTGCATTGACATCAATTTTGTCTGCTCCATCTTCACCAGAATCTGCATTAATTACATCAACAGTTAAAGATCCTGATTTTGCAGTAAGGGCAGTTAAGTCATCAATTGTTCCACTATCAAAGTCTAATGTTGTACCACTAACTGATGTCGCATTGACAGTTCCTGTAGCAACAGCAAAAGAAATATTTGTAGTTTCTGTAATATCGATAGTCGAAAACTGTACTCCACTACCAAATACTTTGGGGTTGTTTGGATCTACTACATATTTGTTTTCTACTCCACTAGGTGAAACTCCCATACCAACATGGAAGGGGCAGTAACCATATAGTGGAGATGGAGTGCTGGAAGATACAGTTAAAGTTAATGTAGAGTTTACAACGTCTTTTACAACACCAGCGATCATTTCAACACCAGTAAATGTAAGGTCTGCTGCACCACTAGTTGTTGGTAATGTATCTAATGTAATAGTGTTATTTACAGTATCTACAGAAACTACTGTTGTTCCTGCAGCAATTTCTCCATCTCTTACGACAGCATCATCTAGGATAGATACTACAGTTCCAGGAAGAATAGTAGCAGTAAGAGAAGGATCTGTGATGGGAACATCAAAAGAATTGTTTGCAAGGGTTCCGTTAGCACTTACTACATTTTGTGTTCCATCTAAAACTTCACTTAATGCAAAAGCATGACCACCGTTAGAAGGATCTGAAAAATCAAATAGATATTTACTATCAACATACAAAGGATCATTGTCCCATGTATAAGATCCATTAATTTTAAATTTGTTTGCTGGTACTGGTTCTTCTCCAATAGTATATGGAGTTCCTGGTACACCATCAAGAGTAAAATCTGAATCGGCAGCTGCGAGAGATGATCCTAAAACAACAATTGCTGTTGTCTGTGATCCACTATCAATTACTGCAACAATTGGTAAAATTTCTCCGTTTTGGAAATCAATAAGATCTCCTACACTAAATGTAGAATTTGCTACGGGTGTGTCTAAAGTAATCGTCTCGACAGCATCTACAGTTACAAGTTTTTCAATTGGGTTTACAAGATCTCTTGCGTCAACTGTAACTATATCTCCTACATCATATCCAGAACCTCCATTTGTGATTGTAATTGAATCAACTATACCTAATTGGGTGATTGTATATTGTAAATCTTGATTTGGAGATCCATATGCAGGAGAGAACGAAAAGTCGCCAGAACCATTGGAAAATGCAATATGACTTGTTTCTACTGTAGTTGCATCAGGAATTGAAACAACTGTAGGCACACTAGTATCCGACCCCTCCTGAAAACCAGATCCTGAAGTTTGATCGACAGCAGATCCAATTCCTATTCCCGAACTATCGGCAACTGTAATATTAAAACTACCTTCTACTACAGTTCCTGCAACTCCTGTGAGTGGTCCTGCAGGTGTAAGTACATCTCCTACTTGATAACCACTTCCAAAAGCAGAAATAGTAAATTCATCTACTTGTTCTGGATCGTTGCTAATTTCAAATGTTGGAGCTACAGAACCAGCATAGTTGCCAACATCAGATAAATTTACAGAAAGAGTATCACCAGTTTCATATCCTTGTCCGCTTTGGCTAACACTAATTGATTCTACTGAACCATTACCACTTAGAGCACTAATTGTATATTCAAATCCAGCACCACTAGCACCTACAATTAATGGATATGCTGCAGCATCTAGAGTTAGAACATCTCCAACTTCATAATTACTACCAGAATTTTCTGGAGTTGCAACTGTAAATACTCCAGAAGCATTAACTTCCAAAACAGCAGTAAAACCAGTACCACTACCACCTGCTAAAGAGATGCCATTATATCCACCTGTTACGTATCCAGTACCAGCATTTGTAATTGAACCACTAACAGTAAGAGTACCATTGAATAAGATCTCTGCTGTAGCACCAGTACCAGTACCACCAGTTAAAGGAACATCGCTAAAAGTGCCAGGAGCAAAATTAGATCCGGCTGATGTAGTAGTTAAAACTAACTGAGGAACTCGAAGTACTGCTGTAGCACCAGTACCATTGCCACCTGAAAGATTTGCTATATGGTTGCCACTAGCATATCCTAGTCCTGCTTGGGTAGTTGAACCAAGAAATCCAGCAACTACAATAGTTGCTTCTGCTAGATCTCCAGTTCCACCATCAATTTCTACATCAGTAAAAGTTCCAGGATCATAACCAGTTCCAGTTGAATCAATTACCATTCCCCCAGTATTGAGGGATTTGTTTATAACATTGAAGTCTTTAAAACTTACAAAAGAATCTTCTTGGATATTAATAATTCTTTTTGATCCACTAACAAATCCAATAGCTTTACTATTTGGTTTGTATAAACCTAGAGTTGCATCAGTACTAAATGCTAATGATGGTACAGTTTTTGTTCCATTACCTAGTTTCAAATTACCAGTAGCTAGATCAGATCCACCTCCTGTTACATCGAATAATCTTTCACCAATTTCATTAATTTTTAACCTTTGTTTTTCAAAGGTATCAGTTCTAGCGACATTAATTGCTGGCATTTTTTATTAACTCTCTAAGTAGGAATTTAATTTCAGAGACTTCATCCTTCAACATATTTATGTCGTCCAACGCGGAATTCAGTTGTCGTTGCTTACGCCTAGATTCAATGGCAGAATCGCTGTAATTCAAGATGGCACCTGTGGTCTCGTCTCTAACGAGACCATCATGACCTTCTACTTTGATATAACTCATATGCGGAAATTAGAAAGCAGCAACTGCACGAATATCTTGGATCTTCGGAACATATGAAGGATCAGAACCCTTCATAACAATTTTAATTGCAAATGACGAGAACTCTGGAATATTAGCAGCACTGAATACAATCTCTTGATATGAAGATTGTTTTTCTACAATACTAGAAATATTATTTTCTGGAGTTGCAATGTCATTTGAATCTGGTTGACCGTTTCCATTAAAATAAATCCAATCTAGATCATCTAAGTTTTCTTGAGACGATGCTGTCTTAAACTTATAAAGGACTTCTAGATTTTTAATATCTTTAATGTTTACAGTTAGATGAACATCAATTGCTGTTGCTGGATTTCCAATAGAAATTTCTTTAGTTACATATTTTGCAACAGAAGAACTATTTTTAGAAGAGTTATCTGGAACAAAGTAAGTACCAGTTGTATATTCTAATTTTGCAACTTCTAAGAAATATGCATCTGCATCATCTTGATTTGGATACTTAACAAGATCACCAACTCTAAAGATATCATCAAATTGATCGTTGACTACAGAGTTTCTATTAAATGATGCACTGTCTCTAATTCTTCCAGTAAAATTATCTTGAACTGGTTGTGTATCAACTCTTAAAGTCAACTCTTGAGTTTGATTATTCCAAATAGTTGTTTTACCGCTGATAATATTATCATATGTTTCAGTAATTACTGATGGGTTGCGTGCTACAATAGTCGCAGAATCATCGATATCGGTAATGAATACTTGAACTGGATTAGTATCAACAGATGCTGCTGGTAAATCTACACCATCTACTTCCTCAATTAATGTTGGTTGATTTCCCAAACTCAATCTTTCACCTTTCTGGAAGTATTGTGATGTCTTTAACCTAACCCAGATAGTAGTTCCATCTACTTTAGCAATAGATCCTACTGCTTTAGATGTATAACCTTCAATTGCTTGATTGTTCTGAATAGCTGTACCAGCTGTTCCCCCAATACTAAATTTATAGATTGGGTAGAAAGTAATTACTTGATCTCTTCTGCCATATCTATCTTCTTGACCCTCGGCATTTTCAATTCTATTTGTAATAGTCTTGACACTGCTCGTACTTAAATCAATTACTGGAGACAAGTAAGATACTGTCGAAGATAGATCTAATTTATACATCAATGACTCATCAATATTATTTAATGTTTCATTGATAGTAGAAGCAATAAATTTTTGGTTGGTGAAATAATGTGGTTCATTTAAGAAAGTTTTTTCATAATCAGATTGCGAATATGTCGCATAAGTTGACGTTGTTGAATCAACTGGAACTACGTTTGTAGTTTTAATTGATGTATCTAATTTAGTTCCAGTAAAATTCAAATACTGAATTTGTGGATATAGAGTTTCAAATTTTCTGTTATATGATGCATATATTACTTCACCTCCCCCAGAAAGATTGCCAGTGGCAGCAACTGGAGAAGTAATATTAAACGTATCAATACCACTATTGGTAACTTTAAATAAAGTATTATTCAAAGTACTCGATGTAATACCACCTGTTTCTTTTGCTCCTCTAAAGAATACATAAGAGTTTCCACTATCTTCAAAACCATGATCTCTTTGATTAACTCTTATGATATAATTGTTATTTCCAAATAGTTTTGATGTAGCATTTGTGTTAGATGTTGCATTAGTGCTAAATGGATTTTTGTTTAACAAATTGTATCCAAGAGATTCATTTGTTAGTAATAATTCTGCAGATCTTGTAATATCAAACTCTGCTCTGTATAGAGTGAACTTAAGATCTTCAAAAATATCTTCGGTCCAGTTTTCGGTATTTTGTGATCTATAAACAGAACCAAGAGATGGTTGTGTTGTGATAACTGTGCTGGTAGCAACATCAGTCTCACCTAGTCTAGATACCCACATCTCATAATCAACAGAATCTGTTTCAACAACTAAGGCATACTCGGTATCATTCTGCAAATATACAGGATGATCGAATTCAAAATGTGTTGGAGTAGTGGAGTTTGTAACCCCTTCATAATCGACTGCAATACCCATTCTAACTGCTGGAGAATCAATCTCTATGTTAGTTTCAAGAACACATCCTCCAGCGCCATTACCGATGCCTCTTACGACCACTGATGGTGCTTCTGTATATCCAAATCCATTTAGAGAAATTTCAGCATTATATATTTTTCCACCAGAGACTTCAACTCTAGCGGTTGCAACAGAACCCCCAGGCAATTGTGGGCTTTCTACTGTAATAATTGCACTGTCGTAATTAGTTCCAGGATCTATAATTTTAATAGATGAAACTTTACCACTGTCTTTGGAAATTGTTAGTAGTGAATTTGTTCCTTCGGTATTATTTGCTATAGTAACAGAAGGAACAATCAGTTGCTCGTTTGCTTTAAATGATCTTCCATTATTGTTACTTAATGCAAGAGTATATACTTGTTCATTTGTTAGCAAAAATCTACCAGAAGAAGATGCAATCAATTCTGTGCCGTTCTTATCGTAAATAGTTTCAATTGGACCTGTGGCAGCAGATGTTGATCCAGTTATGATTTCTCCCTTGGTAACGTATACATTTCCATTCGTGTAAAACTTAATGAATGAATATGGAGATAGAATTTTTTCTGTTCCTGGAATAACATTCTTTGCTGGTTTATCCGAATCTACATTAGTTAGATATGCTTTGAGTGGAATTTTATTACTCTTTTTACTGAAGAAGAGATCTACTCCAGTAGTAAATACTCCACCTTCATAGTTTTCAACTTTAAATGTTTGAGCTAGTGGATTCGGTCTGATTGGATTATCAGTGTTGTTATTTACAAACTGAACGCCTTCATTTGCTTTAAAGAATGATGGTTTTGTGGAGATAATGCTGGAAGGATTTTCTGGTAAAATACCGGTGGCATAATACTTAACTTCTGCATATGTATCTACTGTTGCTTTGTTAGCATCGGTAGAACTAGATGTGAATCTAAATGTCTTAACTCCAGTAGAAACTCTTAGTTCTTCTGCTGTAGAATCATAATCTACGGTAACAACATCGCCACTCCAAGTTGCATTTTCTCTAGGAGCAGCACCTGCAGGTAGTAAAATTAATCCACTAGCATTACCATTTGCATCAGTTTGGACTGTTCCATTAAATGCTGAAAGTGAATTGCCAGCGACTCCAGTGAATCTCAAATCTGGATTGACCCAACGATTAATATTTCTTCCTTCTAAGAAGATTGAAATTGTAGTATTTGGTTTTAACCTTCTTACAACAAACTTAATTGGTACACTTCTAGCAAAGAATTGTAGAGAAGAAGAAACTGTATTGCCTCTTACAGTTTTTGTTTGTATACCTTTACCAACTTCATTATTCTTGGGACTAATATTAGACGAACTTGCAACAGATGCTAAACTAATAGACTTCTGTGCGTCTAACGTATTATTTTCTCCAAGAGAATTGATAGATGTAAATGCAGGTGAAGATCCAACCCAGTTAACAATAAACGAATTATGCAAACTAGAGAAACTTTCTTTTACATCTACTTTAGATAAGAAAATTTTGTATAGATCGGTATTTGTATCAACAACTAGTGGTGCAGAAGATTGGTCGTACCACTGATCGATACTTGGACTAATGTCAGCATCTCCAACATATTGAAGAACAACGAAAGGATTTGGATTTAAAGTCTTAGAAGCAAATGAATTTCCAAGAAGACTTAGATTTGTAAATGGTAGAGTTACAATGTCTCCAGATTTTTTATATCCAGATACAACTCTCTGGTCTTCTCTAGTATTGTATTCTTTCAGAATTAAAGAATCTTCTTTTGATTGAGGACGTAAAACTGATTGCTGGGAATCAATAGAACATTGATAATCCAATGATTGGAGATTACCTGATCTATGAGATTCAAAGTTATCTACTAAGAAACCTGACTTAAATCTATCAAATCCGATTTCATCTTTGATTTGCATGTTGAGAGCTTGCTGCTCTAGAATGCTGAGTGTGGTATAATACTCAAGACGTTCGATACGTTTTTCTAATTTACCGATGTCACGCATCGTATAACGACTGTTATCGATAGGTGTAATTCTTACATCTTTACTGTTCTGAGTGTATGCTGGAATATACGCATAGAATAGAACAATTGCATCATCGACCGGATCTGGTTTTGATGGATTTAACGAAGAGTTTCCTTCTTTAATAATAAATTGTCCTTTCTGATTCAAGAACACTCCATCAATTCTATCAAGGTATTGTACTTGACTGAATGATATTGTATATGGAAGTGTCAAATCTGGAGCAGGAGTGGATGCAATAATAGATCCTGAACTTGCAAATGGTCCAATAGTAGTGGAAAGAGATGCCTTGTCTTGGAAACCACTAATAGTAGCAGTCGAATCTACTTTTGGTCTGAAGTCTAGAACATTCTTTAAATTGACAATACCTAGAACAGAAGAGTTGAATGAAGGGATCTCTTCTTCAATTACTCCTGCTTCATGAGTATAACTATCGACCGTGCAGAAATCACCTGCAGAATGATCGAAATAATCAAATGCAATTACTAATTGTCCTGCTGTCTGCTCGACTCCAGGTTTTAATACAATTCTAGAAACATCATAGATTGTATCTCTTTGACCGTTATCAAACGTAAATCTATCAGTAACATCTGAACCAGAAACAAGATTTCCTGCAGCGTCTACTGATGGTGGTTGTGTAGCACTACCTTCATAAACGTATCTAAGTCTATAGACATCTGAATAAGAGAGAGTCTCTACAACTTCACTATCATAGTCAGTTCCTCTGAAAGGAATAACTCTATCACCAGAAGATGTAACTACAATCCTCTTATTTTCAATAGATGTCTTAAGTCTTGGTTTTGCATTTACAACTTCTACTGTTGCTGTTAACTTCAGTTTTGGATATGTACCATTAATAGCAATATCACCAAAATATGTTGATGCTAAAGTTAAACTAATAGCACCAGAAGATAGTCCACTAGCAGTGTCTGTAGAAGAAGTGATAACTACGCTATCTGGGTCTACATAAACAATGTCTCCAGTATGTACGTTAGGAGCATCGCCTGGATCTAGTACAGTAATAACATAATTTTCTTCAGTAAATGGAGCAAATCTTTGTGTTCCAAAATCTAATTGCGCTGCGAATG